CCGCTGAGGCTCAAATGCTGGAAGAGCAACGCCAGCAGCAGTATTTGATTGAGCGTGCCGAGCAGCGCCGTAGTGCGGCGGATTCGGTCGCTGAGAAACTCCGCTCGAAGCTGCCGTTCATTGCCGCCATTGACGGGCTGGATCTCAAGCAGCTTGCTGCTGAGGCCGCCGAACAAGAGCCGACTGTCCTTGATCCCGTAACCGGAACCTATCAGGCGATGGCCGCGAAGCTGCTGCCGAACATTGCCCGCCAGTACGTTGCCCTCCAAAAGGAGGTCGATGCGTTGACTGAACGGCTCGCCGAGTACGACGGCGCGACGCCGAAGGCCGGAGGCGGCTCGCTCAACACCGCAGGCACGCCCACGACCGCCGACGGAAAGTCTTTCCTTGAGGCCGTAACCGCTGCTTTTGGGGGTCGATAACTTTTTTAGTTGACAACTTTTCCATTAGCGGCGAAACTACGTGCGCACCTGAAGTTTGCAACACCGATGGCCCGCTTCGGAGCCAGCCCAAAAGGCGAATCCCGATTCTAACGGTAAGGGCAGATTGATGGGAACTTGAAGCTAAGGGCCTATGCGCCTGTCGCCTGCTTCAGCGACAACAAAAACCAACCGTTTGTTTCCAACCGGAAACGAATAACTTCAACTTCCACCCAAACTAACCCCCTACTACTATGGCTATTCTAGCAGGTCAAACGTTCACCCAAACGGACGGAACCACCAATATCGACACGATCCTTACGCAAGAAGCGAACCGGATCGGTCAGGACATTCACCGTCGCACGCTTCACGTGTCGCCGTGGATGGACCTCATCAAGCAAACCGCCTTTCCTGACGGAATGGGCTATACCTTAGGCACGCTGATCTATGATCGCGCACTGCCTGTGACCGAAGCCAACGGCTCGATTCTCTTCGGAACGAGCTGGACGGACGTCGGCGCTGACACCTCTGAGAGCCTTTTGACGACCAGCACGGTCAGCCAGATCATCACCGGTGCGCGTGACACCAACATTGGTCCTACTGACGGCAAAGCGTTCATCTCGTTCGCTCGCCAGCTCAAGCAGTACTCGCTGAAGCGTGCCGTTGTGGAGTCGCCGCGCATCAACGTGGAAGACCTCCGCTTCGCCGCTTACCGCCAAGAGCAGCTTCGCGCTGTGATGGACGCGCTGACCGACTCGACCCGCTACTCTTGGGAAGAGCGTTACCGTGACGAGTACGACAAGCTGTGCGCGAACTTCGTGCCTTGTCTTTCCACCGGAACTCCGTTCGTTACCACGATCGACGTCTCCGCTAGCACTAAGAAGGAGAACACGGCGACCGTCAGCATCGACCTCAACAACGACTTCGTGTCGTCCGGCGTCGATATCGACTACACCCCGTCCGCGAACATCAGCAACAAGATCCTCGACTCGATCTACTTCCGTTTGGTCCGTGCCGGAGCTGGCACGAACGCTTACGGTCGCGAGAACGCCCGTCCGGTCTTTGCGCTGGTCTGCTCGTCCGAAGCGTCCTACGCGCTCCAGACCGAAGCCGGATTCCGCGACGACGTTCGTTACAACAACGCGAAGGTCAGCGAGCTCATCGCTCCGTTGGGTATCGAGAAGTCCTTCCGTGGCTTCTACCACCTGATCGACGATCTTGCGCCGCGTTTCACCGCGTCATCCGGAACGCTTACCCGCGTGTCTCCGTACTCCGCTTCCAGCGGCGTGATCTCGCTCAATTCGGGTTACGAAACCGCCGACTACGAAGCTGCATACATCCTTCATCAGGACGTGATGGAGTCGCAGATTCCGGAGCCGATCACTGGCTCGAACGGCTTGACCTTTGATCCGGTCAACTATCGCGGCAAGTTCGCATGGAAAAACATCCCATCTGTCGAACTCAATCCGGACGGCACGATTGGTTTCTTCCGTGGCGTGCTTGCTTCTGCCTCGAAGCCGATCAAAACCGAATTCGGTTATGTGATCCTCTTCAAGCGCACCAGCACCACTCCTGCTGCCTAAGGTTAACCGCTGGCGGGCTCTACTGTAAAAGGTAGGGCTCGCCAGCACAACCCCCTACTACCATTATGCCTACTCTCGACGACCTTTCGATCCTCCCAAAACTCTCCAGCCTTAGCGCAAACGACTTGGTTCCGGTGGCTGATGCTTCCGGTTCTTACTCAGGCGCGTCGAAGGTGAAGGCTCTTCCTGCTGCGCTTGTTGCCCAAGGGTTTACCCACGCATGGGTGATCAACTACAACAATGCGGAGCTTGTAGCGCAGACTACTAACGACACCGATGAAGTTATTACATTGATGGCGATTCCTGCCAACTCCGTTATTGATAAGGCACGCCTTGTCATCACTACGGCGTTTACAGGTCTTACCGCAGTGAATGCCTTTGTCGGGCGCACTGGAGATGCTGATGGCTATATCGCCTCCAAGTCTCTCCTTTCAAAGGACGTGGTGGAAAACACCGGAGCTGAAATTGACACCGTCAACGAAATTGATGTTGTCACTGCTTCGGACCAGAATCTGTTGATCACGTTCGATCCTGCCGCCAACTCGCAAGCACTGGATGAACTCACCGCAGGTCAGGTTGTTGTGCTCGTCAGTCTCACACAGATTGCCGATTACGCAAACCTTGTTCCCGCTACGTAAACCCCAAACCAGCAACTGTCAAGCAATCCTTGACAGTTGCACCCTTTCCCTAAAATGCCAGCATACATTCCTGTACCGGAGGGCATGGAGCCTCCGACCGAAAAGACGTTCGAGCTTCCGGTGACCTTTGAGATGCGTGACGGAATGCTCTACGCCCTTGCGGTCGACGGCATGCCGATTCCTGAAGGCGAAGCCGAAGAGCCGGAGATGACTCCGGAAGAGGAAGCCGATTTCATGACCGCTGTTGAAGCGGCGATGTCACAACCCCAAAAACCAGCACGATGAAAACTACTGCCTTAGGAATTCTGACTATCCTCGCCGCCGTCGTTAACGCAGCTGTTGCTTTGCTCAACGGGCAGAGCATTGACTTCGGCGCAACAATCGCCGCAATCACAGCCGGAGTCGGTCTGGTCAAGGCCGCCGACGCTTCAAAATGAACCCCCTGCCCGCGCTAACCGCCGCACTCTTAGCTTATGTCGAATGGGTGCGGTGGCAGCGTGAACGGGAACTCGACCTCATTGAGGATGAGATCGATCGGCTGGCTGCTAACGGCGATGCTGCTTCAAAGCTGCGTATCGAGCGGCTGGCGAAGCGCTACAAACGAAAGCTCACTGTACGATCCGCCGACAGTGACCCTCCTGCCGAATAAGGTCTACCAGTTTCGTGAAGGAACTTTGGCTGGCAGAGGCCAAAAGTTTCATAGCGACTATAGCTATCAACGCGCTATCATCATCGGCAAATGACGGGCGACCCTCATAGAACTGCGTTGGAAGGTTTTGCTGGAACAACCGCCAGTTTTTTGGGATTATTGACCAGCATGCAAGAGCAGCTGGAATACGGACTTCGAATCGTTTCTCTGCTCATTGGTATTGCAGTGGGCTGTGTTACATTGTATCGTATGTTCCGTAAACGATGAAAGAGTCCAGAGTCAACGAGGCTGGCAACTACACGAAGCCTGAAATGCGTAAACGATTGTTTGAGCAAATCAAGGCCAAAGAGACCCACGGCACAAAGGCAGGACAATGGTCCGCCCGCAAGGCACAGCTTCTAGCTCGACTCTACAAATCTAAAGGAGGGGGCTACAAATGAAAGCGCCACAAAAATCCCTCAAGTACTGGACCGAACAGAACTGGCGGACTAAGAGCGGCAAGCCGTCCTCCGAGACCGGAGAGCGATACTTGCCTGAAGCCGCAATCAAGAATCTAAGTGCCGCCGAGTACGCGGCGACTAGCCGAGCGAAACGAGAAGGCATGTCGAAGGGCAAGCAGTTTGTTCCGCAGCCCAAAAGCATTGCCGAGAAAACCGCTAAGTACCGTAAGTGAAATGGCCACCATCCTCACAGTGTTGAAAAAAATCCTCTATTTTTGCGACGAGCCGCCGCTGCGAACCGAGACCGGAAAGGTTATCGGAGTCTGCGTAGGCCATAGCCGAGGCAACGACAAGGGCGCTGTCAATACGGACGGCATGAACGAGCACAAGTTTAACCGCATGGTCGGTCTTGTCGCTGCCGCGAAGCTCAAGAAATACGGTCACGTAGTCCACTTCTACGATCATTACGAGGGCAACAGCTACGGCGCGGCCATGAGCTGGCTCGCTGCCGACCTCAAGCAGAAGGCCGTAGACGTTGCCATTGAGCTGCACTTCAACTCGTCGAGTAGCCAGAAGGCCGAGGGCCATGAATGGCTGTACTGGAAGACCAGCAAGAAGAGCCAAAAGCTGGCAGAAGTATTCCGAAAGGACTTCGCTTTTGTGTATGCGGGCCGGAAGGATCGGGGCATCAAGCCAAAAGACGAAAGCTCAAGGGGCGCAGCGTTTCTGTCCAAAACCCACTGCCCGTCAATTATTTGTGAGCCATTCTTCGGCTCAAATCCTGAGGAAACTGCATTTTTTAGTATCAAAGTAAATGAATTAGGGCTATTATACGCCGCAGCAATCCATAAATTTCTGCAGTGAAAAAGAACGCCATTACTATCCCTTCCGGTCTCCAGCTCCCGCAGGACGCCAATGTAAAGCCGTTCAGTCTTAGCGGCAAGTTTTTGGTAATGGGGGGCAAGCTAGTCCCTTTGGAGTTAGGGGGTGTTGCAGTTTCTTGTGAGTCCGAAGACGAAGATTACGAGGAAGAAGAGGAGTACGAGAAAGAGGAGGACGGATGTTGCGGGGCGTACAAAAAAGGACCGGAGCATATGTGTCCGGAGTGCCCAAAGAAACAGATGGGTTTTATTGTGGCCGTCGAGAAAGCCCTAAAACGCAGTTGACTTTAGGCTTGCCTTAGCCTACATTTCTGGTCGTGAGCGCGGCTAAGTACGACCTGAATATTGCCAGAGGCGCGGACTATACGTTCACGCTTCGGTTGCTGGACATCAACGAGGATCCGGTTGTTTTTGACGCTTCCGCTAATTTTAAGGCCGAGATCCGCGAGGCACATCGCAAGCCGCTCACTGCCGCGTTCGCTATTACTACCGAAAGCGGAGCTGGAGCAAGCAACGTTGACGCGGCTTTGTCTGCCGGAGAAGTCCAATTCACCTTAACCGATACGGCTACGTTGTCACTGGACGTCAACAAGAAGTACCAGTGGGACTTCTTCTTTACCGACCGGACAGGCTTTGTAGACAGGCTGCTTTACGGCGATGTTAACGTAATACCGAATATCACCAATCTGTAAATGGCTGAAACCATCGTCATCACCGAAGTACCTAAGTACAAGCTGACCGTCATCGATGGAAAGACGATTTCGCTTTCTGGCATCACGCCGTCAGCGCCGCAGGACTTTGTTGTTACGAGCTCGACCGCCTCTGATGGCACAGCCGATCTCCATATAAATTCGTTGGACCTCGAAGTGCCGCTACCTGTTGTTGACGGCGGTACTGGTTCGTCTACCGCTTCAGGAGCGCGTACAAATCTCGGCTTGGGTACGATTGCTACTCAAAATGCAAACAACGTCACAATCACTGGCGGCTCCGTTACTGGCATTACCGACTTAGCCGTAGCCGACGGAGGTACTGGCGCTTCTACAGCCTCAGGCGCAAGAACAAACCTCGGTTTAGGTACAATCGCTACTCAAGACGCTAGTAACGTCACAATCACTGGCGGCTCCGTTACTGGCATTACCGACTTAGCCGTAGCCGACGGAGGTACTGGCGCTTCCACCGCAGCCGGAGCCCGCACCAATTTGTTGCCGAGCTATACAGGAAACGCAGGAAAGTTTCTCGCCGTAAACACAGGCGCAACCGATGTCGAATGGTCAACTGCAGGCGTCTCTGATGGCGACAAAGGAGACATCACTGTATCCAGTTCAGGCGCTACATGGACGATCGACAATGATGCAGTCACTTACGCAAAGATTCAGAACATCTCAGCTACCGATAAGATTCTCGGCAGACAAAGTTCCGGCGCAGGTGACGCCGAAGAAATCACCTGCACTGCTGCAGGACGAGCGATCTTGGACGATGCTGACGCTGCTGCCCAGCGCACGACACTTGGGCTTGGGACTATCGCTACGCAGGCCGCTAACAACGTCACAATTACTGGTGGTTCTATTACTGGCTTGACCGACCTTTCCGCGACGACCGCAGCGGTTACTGGCATCCTGACCGCCGACCACATCCACGGCAATCTTGCCGGATCTGTCTACGCACACGTTCGCGCAGGCGAGAATCTTGCCAAGGGTGATCCGGTTTACATTTCCGGCTCACACGGCTCCGGCCCAACACTTATCGCAGAGGTCAGCAAGGCACGGGCGGACAACCCAGCGAAAATGCCCGCCGTCGGCGTCATGGACTCTGCCCTTTCGGCCAACGCGGAGGGCCACATGGTCATTATAGGCCAAGTGACCCAGTTCAATACGAACGCTTACGCCATCAACGACACGTTGTATGTAGCCGAAACAGGTGGGCTTATTAACACGCCGCCGGAAGGCTATTTGATCCAACCCGTTGGCCGCGTCGAGCGCGACAATCAGAACAACGGCGCTTTCATCGTGAAGGTCAACGGCTTGTCGTCTGTCGGTAACACGGCACATACGCTTGCATTCCGCGATGGCAATGGCGATTGCAACTTCAGCAGAGTGGTATCAGAGGATGAAGTCTTCATCCAAAGCGTTTATTATGGCGGATCGATCAGGAGCGATGACCTGACTGATTTACAAACTTTCCAATTGCCGGATGATAGTGGGACTATTGCTCTAACCGATCAGACGGACGGCACGGTTTCGGCTGGATACATCAACAGCGGTGCCGCGACGAGTGGCCAAGTATTGACGGCAGACGGCGCAGGCGGGGCGTCTTTTGGCACTCTATCTACTCCAGTAATTCAAGACTATGGTACGCCCGGAACCGGAACAATAGCGCAACCAACTGGGGCGCAGTTCGTTTCATTTCTTCTTATCGGGGGCGGAGGGGGTGGTGGTAGCGGTCGGCTCGGTGCCGCAGCTTCCGATAGATCAGGCGGCGGCGGCGGGGGTTCTGGTGGTTTTGTAATAACCCAAATAATCCCAGTAAGCGCATTGTCTTGGCCAATCTCTTACACCGTTGGGTCTGCCGGAAATGGTGGAGCTAGTGTATCAGCGACCGACACGAACGGTAACAATGGTACAAACGGTGGCAACACAAGCGTCGCTGGACTCATTCAGGCGATTGGAGGTCTTGCCGGAAGTGGCGGAGGCACAACAACCGGAACCGCAGCGGCGAGTCGCGCTGACGCATCGCAATTACTCCCCGGAAACACAGTAACGTCACAAGGAGGCGGTGCAGGATCGAACGGTGCAGGGGCTAACGCGAGTGACAGCAACAATATGTTGGCCGGATCCGGTGGCGGAGGAGGCGGCGGAATCAACACATCGAATGTTGCCGGAAATGGTGGTAGGTCTGGTTTCACAGGCAACACCAATGTTTATCGTATCGGGGGCAGAGCTGGGGCTACGTCGCTGGTGGGGGCGACTGCTGGTGATACTTCAGTCTTCGGTTTTGGGTCCGGCGGCGGCGGAGGGTCTGGGACACTCACCCTTCGGACTGGCGCAAACGGTACTGTCGGAGGGGGCGGTGGCGGCGGAGGTGCTGGACTGAACGGCCAAGCGTCGGGAGCAGGCGGCAATGGAGGGGCTGGGTTAATCCGAATGTATGTTTACTGATAAACTTTATGATTACGAAAACACAACTTGAAACAGACTTGGCCAATGTGCAACGAGCAGTTGATGCTGCAAGTTACTCCGTTGCCAGCCTTGCATCAGCCCTAGATCGCGCCCACGCAGCCGTGTGGCAGCTACCAGATGACCGACTGTCCGCGTTGCTGAACCACTTGGGCGCAACACAGGTCAACGCCATCTTTTCCGCGCATCAATCAATTTCAACGGCTGTCAATGTAGCACTCGATGCATCCAACAGCCAAGCCAAACGCGCCAAAACAACCGCGGGCCGCGAGTTCACGGTGGCCGAGGATGGAACCTTTAGCGTAATCCCGCTGCCGAAACCGCAGCAACCAACCGAACCCCAACCAGAATAACCCCCTTATGAGCCCTATTGAAAAATCCTACTACGGCGCAGCCGGAGTCGTTAACGAGACAGGAACTACCGCTGTTACTGGCGAGTTTGACGTCATTGACTGTATTACCGCTACTACCTTCTCACTTTTAACCGAAGTCAATGCAAGCGGAGATGCGCTCACTGGAACTTCTTGGCCCGCAGGAACCCAGTTGCGCGGCAAGTTTACGGCGTTCACATTGTCCGCCGGAGCCGTTCGCGCCTATAAATCGTACAAGCCTTCGCTGTAATGCTCGCCGCCAACTACGACATTACCTTAGACCGTGCAGCCGAATACGCGTTCGTGCTGACGATCAAAGATCAGTCTGGCGCTGCGGTTGACCTAACCGCCGCCGCGGCCTACGCCGAAATACGCAATTCCGACACCAAGAAAGAGGCCGTAGCCTTTACCCCCATTAAACTCAACGCGGCTACCGGTACCATTACCTTCAGCGGTTTGCCACTAAACAATGACACCGTTGTTGTGGGCACTACTACGTACACGTTCAAGACTACCGCGGCGGCTACCAATGACGTACAGATCGGCCTTACTGCAGCCGCTACTGCCCAGAACTTGTTCGCCAAGTTAGCTACTAATACCTCGGCCAACGGCTACATAGATGGCACCGTCGTAACGGTATTTGCCCGTACCGGTGGTACCGCCGGTAATAGCGTTGTACTGACCGGAAGCGCAACCAATGTAACGGTTAGCGGCAGCGGTACTCTGACAGGCGGCGTAGCTACCCAGAGCAACGAAATAAAGTTCTTGCTCAACGAAGCCCAGACCTTGTTGCTTAATAGCAGCACCAATTATGAGTACGACATCTTTATGCAACGTAGCACAAAAATGGAACGCTTAATCTACGGCTCACTAACCGTTAGGCCCAACTACACCAAAGGCGTCCCCGTTGATCCAATAAGCTAACCATACATACCGATGCCCTCCGATACCTACACCCTTACCATTTCCGATGCGTCCAACGCCATTCCGGCACCCGGTTCCGTGACCAATGCGTCCGTTGCCGCAGACGCTGCCATTGCGTTTAGCAAGCTGGCCGCTCTGTCCTCCGGCAACATTCTAGTCGGCAGCAGCGGCGGCGTCCCTACCTCTGTCAACCCGTCCGGCGACGTTGACATCAGCGACACCGGAGTCTTCAGCATTACTGCCGGAGCAATTGTAAACGCGGACGTTAGCGCGACCGCTGCGATTGCTCTGAGCAAGCTCGCTGCCGGAACAGTTGCTGGGCAGATTCCTATTGCTGGCGCTTCTCCTACTTTTACTCCTGCGTATCAAGCGATTTCAGGAGACGCTACGCTCAACGGGTCCGGAGTGCTTACGGTTTCGGCCAACGCGATCGATTCAACGAAGTTGAAGTCAGATTCCGTTATCGACTCAAATAGAGCTGTCACCGCCGACCATATCAGAGACCGTGCGGTCACACTCAAAAAGCTAGAGGACGCGGATGTCATTAACTTCGGCGGAACTCTTGTCGGCGCACTAATCTCCGGAGCCTACGGCCCGATTCAGTTGAGTGACATTTTCCTAAAAGAGGACCAGACCGGAATGCTACAGCAGACCACTCCTGACGGAGCTGCTGAAAAGATACTTCCGTCGTTTACTAATAACGCCGATAAGGTACTCGGCCTAAACTCTTCCGGTTTGCTGGCGTGGGTTTCTCCTGCTGTTGGCACGGTAACAGTAGGCGTAGACAACGGTGGCGTAGGCTTTACGACTTATGCTACAGGTGATATTATTTACGCGTCCAATACAAATCAGCTTGCAAAAAGAAATATCGGGAGTTCAAATAATATCTTAAAGGTAGACGGAGGTCTCCCTGTTTGGGGCTCCCTCGACCTATCAGCAGCCGGAACTGTCGGAAGCAGTATCTTAGGCGCGGCTAATGGCGGAACGGGCTTCAATAGCCTGACCGCAATTGCTGCCGATGTGGCGGTGACCGGAACCTTCACGATTAAGTCAGCCAACGGCAATATCGAAACCACAGGATCAGGAAATCTAAAAGCATCCGGTACAGGCAATGTCATTGTTTCAGGCTCAGGTAAAATCGGGTACGACACAGGCTCCGGAGGTGCGGTGACACAGCAAACCAACCGTACTACCGGTGTAACGCTCAACAAGACAAACGGCGCGATTACTTTGTGCTCTGCTGCTGGTAGTGCCACATTTGAGTCATTCACCGTTACCAACAGCACAGTTGACGCGACCGACACGGTTATTGTGAACCAGAAATCCGGCGCTGACCGATACAGGATTCATGTGACCAGTGTCGCCGCCGGATCATTTAGGATTACCTTTGCGACAACGGGAGATACTACAACCGAACAGCCCGTTTTCAATTTCGCTATCATCAAAGCAGTAGTAAGCGCATAACATGGCTATCTCTAAGCTACCTCTGTCGCCGTTCCGGCAAGATACCAAAATCTTTCCGACTCCGCTGAGCAGCGATGTGCTGTTCAGCGAACTGCGCGACTGCACCCGTACCGAGATTCCTGCATACGGCACGGCGCATCCGGATTCCAAAAAGTGGCCTGATCATAAGCTGGTTTTTGTCAAGCAGGTCGAAGCCGATCAGCGCGAAGGTCTGTTCGAGTTCTACTACGCCGCCGACCGCGCCAATCAGGATCTGTACAATTTCTCAACAGGTTTTGCGAGTATCGGCGGGCGGGCCGGAGACCGGAACTACAGGATCATTACACGAGTCTACGTCACTCCGAGGTCAGAATATGATCCGGTGGACATTCCGTTCGGCACTGCGATGCCTGATGTGCCGAAGGGAATGTTCGAAAAAGACGAATACATCTTCTTCGACAAGGAACAGCAGAAGACGAACCAACCTGAACTCGATTCGCTGTATATCATTGAGGCCCACCGATACATCGAGCGGTCTTTGCTGGACGACATTCCGTCCTTCGAGAAAGAACGGCCTGACGTTATCCCAGAAAGATTTAGGGCCACATATCCAACACTTCGGACCGATCGAATTGTTGAAGGGCAGGCCGAAGAGCCGACTCTCGACGCCGACGATCTGGCGGTAACAGAAAAGCAAATCAATCCGGACGTCAAGCTGGTCACGAACATCAGCCGAGACGAACTGGCGGACACCATTACTCTGACCGGATCGCAGGCTTACGTAGAGAACAGCACCGTTGCTTCAGTAACCGAGACTTTGACGTCCAGTAACGAGACCGAAACAGGTCTCTATGTAGTCCAGTCGCGGTCCACTCCTTTAGGTGATGGCAAATTTGTAGTCGAGACGGTTAAGGTCGATTCATGGCCGGAGCTGCGCAGATCGGAATGGGATCCATTACTAAACACTCCGGTTGTAACGAAGCAGACTTTTGTCGCGCCGCCTTCGGACACAGACATTCAGACTCCTTTTACTTCGTTCTCGCCGATCAATGAGGACCGCTACTTGAAAGTCACTGAGGAGACGCCAGCAGCGGGTCTGGCCAACTACAAGTTCTCGTTTCCGTCACGTATCAATCTTGATCTCCCGCCAGTCCTTAAATCGGTAGGCGTGTTATGGAGCATCGACTCGTCCGGAGGTCGTGCGACTACTTCGTTTACAGGAGACGATGTTGGCGAAAACAAAATTTCTGTTTCAAGAGGGAGCTCAACCGACACCTCAGGATCAGCAGGTGCAAGTCCGGAGTTCTTCATTGAAATTCAACGGATATGGGGGAGGGACATTAAAGCTGATAATGTTGTCTTTTTTATCGATAAGAGCACGGAAGACCTTTCCAGAGTTTCTTTTACTGAGGAAGAGATCCGCCAAGAAGTTCAGCGTAGGTTTTTCAAGCCGTCTATTCTTGAGTTTAACGCGGAGCCGTCTACGATCATAAACGGTAATAGTACCGTTCTAAAGTGGGATACTAGAGGCGCATCGTCCGTAACATTAAACGGCTCACCTGTAAACTCCGTTGGATCGTTGACAGTTAGTCCGACAACCAGTACCAATTATGAGCTGGTACTAACTAACTCGAACGGCTCTACAAAGAAAGCGATTAACGTCGCTGTAGTTGAGTCGGCAGACTCCACGTTGATTTCGAAGTTTGATGTAAACAAATCATACGTACAGTCAGGAGATGATGTGGTTCTAGAATGGGCCACTACAATTGCAGGCGTTAGATTTAACACGCCTACCGCAATAGTTGTTGACAGCAACAATAACTTTTTTGTCGCCGACTCTGCAAACCATGTTATCAGAAAATCTACGGGATTCACTGACACAGTGACGACATTTGCTGGAACGGCAGGACAAACTGGAACGACAAACGGAACTGGAGCGAGCGCCCGTTTTACGACTCCTAAGTTTTTGACAATTGATAGTTCAGATAATATTTATGTGGCAGATAGTGGAAGCGCTATCCGAAAAATTACTCCGGCGGGGGTTGTGACAACACTAGCTGGAGACCCAAAAGAAACAGGAACAACAGATGGAACCGGAAGTGCAGCTAGATTTGGTTCCTATATTAGCGGTATCGCAGCAGCAGATAATGGGGATATTTATGTGGCGGATTATTATAACCACTCCATCCGTAAAATTACTTCAGCTGGAGTTGTAACTACCTTTGCCGGACTATCCGGAACTTCTGGAACTGCGGAGGGAACTCTTGCGAACGCTCGGTTTACCTATCCTGAGGGAATTGTTGTTGGGTCCGGAGCTAACCCAACAATTTATGTTGCTGAAAACCGTAGGATTAGAAAGATCGAGTACAGCGGTGGAGCGTATTCAGTGACTACCTTAGCCGGACAAGCCGGAGTGTGGGGTCTTGATGATGGCACGGGTGCGTCAGCTAGATTTTATTTTTTTAGAGGAATGGCAATAAACAAGTCCAACGGCGACTTGTACGTAACATCCCAGTTTAACAACATTCGAAAAATAACTTCAGCTGGCGTTGTAACATCACCGTACGGCAATTTGCGAGAACCTCAGACTACGGACGGAACTGGCCTAAACATGCGGTTCTACGCGCCCCACGGATTGTTCTTTAAGAACATTTCAGGGGACGATAGATTGGTAATATGTGATACTTATAACCATTCCATTAGGTACATCAATACCAGTACGGGCACTTCATTCTCCATTGCCGGAACACCTACGGGCCCGCCTCCTCCGACAATCAAAGATATGTGGGGATCTTATCAAATACAAAACTCCGACCGACAGTTTGCTGGATACTCCGACGGAACGGGTTCAGATACCTTTGAGATTAAAATCGAAGCGCCCGATGACGCAGGCTTTCTATTCTTCTCGAAAAGCGAACAAAGCGATCCTTTGTTCAGCGTAGTTCCTTATAGGCCACAGAAAAATTACTGGCTTAAAAAACAAGGAACTTTGAGGGTAGCGGTATACAAAACAACCGACTTCAAATTGCATGTACGAAAAGGCGGTGTTCGGGAGACCAGAACTCTTCGGGTAAGTGTGACCGATGAACAGGATTCAGACTCATACACACTTTTGCCTTGGCCTGTTTTTAAGACATCTTCCGGTCGTGCTGTCGGAGTGTCTAAGAGTGTGTCTGGAAGAACGACAAAAGGGGAGCAAAAAACGGATGCTGTGACCGAAGATTCAATTTATGCTAGTGTCTCACGATCCCAAAGTTTTTCGTACAGTGTCGACACAAGAATCTCAGTTTCGGAGATTTCAAATGTTCTCACAAACGGCGTTTCGTTTCAAAGCACCAAGTCTGTATCCCCTACATCACAAATCGTAGGTTTGTCAGCTGCTAATTCAGCTACGACTACACACAAACCATCTTCAGTTGCTTCCAATGTTAGAGCTCAAGCCGTGTGTGGTGTGCCGAGATCTAGCCCAACCGATATTCCTAGGGTCGGATTGTACTTGATTGATTACAAGATTGAGTACTACAAATGGGGTTGGTTCCGGTGCGCTGCCACCGTTGTAGACGCAAGACAACTCGCATAAATATGGCTGACGAATCTAAAAGAACGATCGCAAAAGAAACTGCGTTTGAAGCGGGTATTGATACTCGCGGCATGAACACAGCGGAAATGGTCAGTGCCGTCGTGAACGCGCCGACGAGTGCGTTTGTGTCCCAAGAGCAGATGCAGAAGTTTGTAAACACATTCGTTGACGAAAGTCGGTCTAAGCGTTCCGGTTCAGTATCCGGAGGGGGCGTTATTTCTACGTCGGTCTCTAAAGCTGCTGACGAAGGCAAGCCAGCATCACAACAACTTCCGTCTGTTCCGTCAATTCCTCCCGCCCCTCCTCCCGCTTCAGCACTGACTTCTGGTTCAGTGGAACACTTGATCCCGATGCTGGCGTGGAAAAACGGCCAATTGGGCGTAGTGTCTCTAATGGCTCGTTTCCACTTTAAACCTTTTTAGTGGTCCGGTATGGATCTTCAGGAATATTTGCGGAATGCCACGTATATTCTCGGCCCATATATGGGAGGGTTTGAGAATACCGCTAAAGACGAAGACTTTTGGAACGGCTCCGATAGCGGCATCTATGACAGCATAGAAGTAGGTTCCGATGTTTTTGGGCAGTGGCTAATGAACGCCAAATCAATTCAAGTAACTCGCACACTTGATTCTTTGGTGTGCGATGAAGACACGTGCACGGTACAGACGGATAGCCAAACAAGATTTTATGATCGCATATTTAATTTATCTGGTCCAATAATTGGAGCTCAAGTAAACGACCCCTACAATTTTATATTCTCGCAAGGCCCAGCAAATTTTACTTTAAACGGAGACCAAGGATCGTCTACGGGCTATTGGGCTTTCGAAACAGGCAGTGCTGATGACGAAACGGCAGATGTGTACTGGGGTTTATTCTCGCGATATAATTGGTATGGAGTGTATGAGGGAGATGTCGATTTCAGTCCTGTTCCATACATATCCTGTATCCACAAATACGGACGGTTTTTTTTTAACTGGCACGTTAACGACGCCCAGCTTGCGTTAGAATTCAAAAGTGTCGGGCTTAGCCAGATTTATCTTGAGCAAATATCCTATATTGGAGGCTACCAGCTCAAAGAAACTATGACAATTTCAATGAGCAGTACGTTCTTTTGAAGAATTAGTAACGCCAGTTAGTCGCTACCCTAGTTCCTTCAAGCGGCCTATTCCCGTAGTTTCCGGTGATTTGTGTACCGAACGGACGACCGTACACATTCGTGTCTTTAGCGTACTGGAACGGACTGCCGTTGTTCTGATCGAGCGGTTTGCCGAAGGCGTCTGTCCGGACTCCTCCGGAAGCTGCGCCGCCAGTGCCTAAGACCCGATCTGCTCTGCCTAAGGCACGCTCAACTAGGCGTCCGGTACGATCATTCGGGTCACCGAAAGCGGAGCCCGCTAAGCCTGCACGGATGTTTGACGTCGTCTCACTAAACGCCGAACCTGTCGTAGGACTCGTTGTTCCGAACGACGGGAACATAGATTCCGTTTGCCCCCATGTGAGCCTCCTTCCGGTATTCGGATCCGAGATCGTGCTAAACGCTCTCGGATTCAGGCTGCCGGAGGACGTGTAGGTTGAGCCGATTTTGTAGTTGCTCATCGGAAGTATCTAAGATTAGCCATAGCCTGAGCCGCTGCTTGTTGTGCTTGATACGGGGCAAGGAAAGAAGATGTAGCGCTGTCGGTGTAATTTCTAACAGCACCGGACCTTGTCGCATCAACGTCGTACGGCAAAGAGTAGATGTTTCTTCCTATATCGCCGTAGGTTTTGGCCGCTCCGGCACGGAGATTTTCTAGCCGGAACGGGAGTTCTTTTTCCGTCATTCCGATATCGGCGTAATTTTTTGCCGCGCCGGATTGGGAGGACAACAAAGAGGCGTTTGCATTTGTCATAGATGCCCTGCCTGTCAAACGAGCATTCTCAGCTTCTGCAAGAGTTTTTTCAGCCCCCCTAGCCAAAAGGGCAGCACCAGCCGTCCCAAAGGGAACGCCTGCATATGTAGACATGTTTGTAAGTTTACTGTTACTTGGAGACGGGGTGTATTCCCCCCATTTCTGCCCTTGTCTAGCGACATTGCCTGCAATTGAAGCTAAATCTTTTGCTTGTCCTTGAAAAAAGTTTCCCGCTTCATTTGCCCCACCGTAATCAACTTCTCCTTTATTGGATGTATTGACAGCTTTATTTACAAAATCAACTCCTGTGTCCAAAAAATATTTGTTTTTCTGTTCAAACGCCGCGTTCGCCTGAGCAATCTCAGATTTAGCTGCCGCCAAAGGAGACTGTCGCTGCCCCTGTATGCTCAAAGGGGGCTCTTGTTTGCCGGATCGTGCTTCTTGAACCCGTCTTTTTTGGTCTGCTGTAAGGGCCATAGTATTTAGGAATCAGCCATACCTTAAGCAGAATCCTGTATCCGGTCAAGTCTTAATTTGGTTGACAAACCGGAGCCCGTAGGCTAGTCTGCCGCTGACATGCCACAGGAGAAATCCCAAAAACAGGTAGCCTATTTGCTTTCCAAAGTAAGTCCTTTGTCCGGCAAGCAGCAAAGCAAGCTGAAGAAAGAACTTCACTCCGGTGAGGTCAAAGTCAAACCGAAGAAGTAAGCCAGTATGGCCGCAATGACCCTCAATCAGCTCAGGCCGCTTTTAGGTTCGTACATCGAGCCTAACGGCGACTTCAAGTCTAGCCTAAATCAAGTGCTCGACCGCCTGCAACGGAGTGGAACCTATCGGGACCTGACCATCCAGTTCAGCCTGCCCGTCCAAAGCGGACATGTCGTGCTTCCGAAAGAAGCCGATTCGGTATTGCACACAATGGTGGACGGCCACCCTTCTCCGGTCCGGTCTTTGTGGCATGACTACCGCTCGGTCGGGCTCAACCATAACGGAGCCGATCTTCTATGGGGGCTGATCGACGCGGGCTACTGGCCGACCAAGCTCCTAATCGACGACGCGACCGACACCCTTCATCTAGTTCCGGCAGCGGAGTCCGCCGCGACAACTGCCTTTAGTACGAGCAGTGGCGGCACAGTTTCGATCTCGGCTACCGATGGAGATAAGGTCTACACCTCCACTACCGGAGTCGCGGTCGGCAGTGCCGTGCCCCTTACCTTCTCTGAGGACATCACGACGATCCGCGAGATCAAGTTCGACGGGCTTACCGACATCTACGACATTCGAATAGACGCAGACGATTCTGAGACGACCATCGCCACAATCGGTCCGGACTCCGGAGTCACTCGATACCGCTGGTTCCGCCTGAATCGGGCGACCGACAACGTCACGACTGTCCATGTGCTCTGCAAGCGGGCGTTCAAGCCGTTGTGGGATGACGAAGATGTCGTCTACCTGACGAACATTGGCGCTCTCAAGCACGGCTTGTTGGGCCGTCTAGCGGAGGACAACGCAGACCTTGAGCGTGCCGACTACCATTGGCAACGTGCACAGCTTCTTCTGGAGGAAGATATGGCTTCGTCCAGAGGTGCGGCGATTCCGCGCCTGAACGTGGATCCGTACGGGACCAGCAATCGGAATAATCTCTACACAATCTACTGATGATTTTTATCGAGCCCACCCCGACGATGCGAAAACAAGCTCGGAGGGAGGCCAAGGATATGGGTTCCTTACGGAACTCGTTTACTAGAGGCCAAGGCAACGAGACCGGAATGATGGGTGAGATCGTCATCCACGATCTATTCGGCGGCGAGCGGGTCGGCAACCGGATTTACGCTTACGATCTTGTTCTGCCGAACGGCGTAACGGTTGATGTAAAGACGACTAGGGGAAGCGTAGAGCCATTACCCCACTATGTTGCCCGTGTGTACGGGTCGGAGAAAGACAAAGAAAAACTCTGCGCCAAATGCGATGTCTACTATTTTGTTAGGTGCAACTCGGCGCTGTCCAAAGTCTACGTCGTCGGCTGGCTGCCCGCCCGATCTTTCATCGAGCAGGCACTGTTTCTGCCGAAAGGCCATATCAATCCGGATGACGGCAAGCTCTCGTTTGCGGACGAGTACACGTTGCCGATATCCGAATTGAACCCGCCAAAGCGAAAGATCACAAAGCGGACGATTCAGAAGTCCTCGCCCTTGTCGATGTCGTAGTCAGGCGACAGGTCGATCTCCCAAATCTTACCGCCGCCGTGGCCCTTGCTCCGAACCGGACGAACGTGCTTGTTGTGCTGGCTGACTTCTTCCAGTACGGTCATGCCGCGCCGGACGAACTCCAGATTGTGAGAGTTGCCGACTGACCGACCGCCGTTGCATTCGTGTAGCACTACAGTAAACTCAGTCAGCGTGCCGCGCCACTTCGGTCGGTCAGACACCTCCCTTACTTTCTTGCTGAAGAACTCGACCATCTCAGCGATGGCGGAACGACTGCTGTTGTCGTAGGCCGCAGCTTCAATGAATGAATCGATGTAAGTTCGCACTCCGAAGCGACTGCTGTCCTTGATAGTATCAGGCGCTGACCAGTCGAGCAGCCAACGGAGGAAGTGAGGGAGCTCAGTGCTAATAGTATTTTCAACGATTTCATTAGAGGGGAATTTGACTTTGTGGCCGCTGTTTACGCGGAGGGCAATAATCTTGTCGCGGTTGCTGCTGTCCAGTGTCGGTAGAGCGGCGAGCGAGTTGGCATCAATGTTGAGGCTCATCATTACTCGTCCAGACCACGGCAGCGGAATCGCGTCCGAATACTTGGCATGGTACTCAAGCCTCGGATTGGCAACGCACCGCTTCGTAAGCTCGACGAACTTTCGTTGATCGGCGTAGGTTGTCGCAGCCGTCTGGTCGTCAATGACCCATGCGGCGGACCCACACAGATCCTTGTTGAAGTTGGTCTTACCGGACAGGTAGTCAGAGGCGTCACTAAATCCGCCGACCGATGATCCGATGATCTTGTTGGTCAGGAGTGTCTTGCCTCGTCCGGTTGGGCCGAGAAGAATCATCAGCTGACCTTGGTCAAGTCGGTGCTCAAGCACAGCACGATACAGTCTCTGATACCATGCTAGGAAGTACGGCAGCGTTGAGTTGCCATCGTTGTCTACCGCAAAGAACGGCGTAAGGAAGTCGTGCAGCCAAGGCCACTTCGAAGGATCGCCGTCGGTATCCGGTTTAATCGGAATCGTTCGGCAGCTGTTAAGGATCTTGCGTCCGTTGTACCCGACGACTCGATCCTTAGAGAAGATCACAGGAGCGACTTCCTCCACACGGCAGTCGTTGGAGATCGTGAGAATCGCTTGCTCGATTTCAGAGATCGTCTGACCCTTCTTGATCTTGAGTGAGAATCCGGCTTTGCGCAGTTCCAACACAAGCTGTTCCTTAGGAATAGCTACAGGACCGCTCCCTAAGAGCTTGTAGAAACTCTTACCGTTGAACCAGTACTGGTCCATCAGGCAGGTCAGCTTCTTCTGTTCAAACTGCTCGACGAACTTCTTACCGAAGATTTCCCGCCAGCTGACAAATCCTTTTCCAGCGCGATCGGAGTAGCAGATCATGCCATCCTCACGCACCTGACAGCCATCGCGGTCGATGCCGTCGTCGATCCAAAACAGCGGGCCGCGAGCGCCGACAGAGAAGTCGCCAGACCAACGATTGGGGAAACGACGTTCTACTTCGGCGGCGATCTCGTCGATCGGTATGTTCGTGTCCTCTGTCTTGATTGTCGTATCATTCGCTGCTTTGAGAAGAACGGTACGAACAAACTGCTCCGACAAGCGGTCTCCGATCTTCGTCCAGTCCTCGCCGAGTTCAAAGTACTGCGATGGCTTGAGGCTCGTCCGGTCGAATCCGGCTGCGAGCATCGATGCTTTGAGGCCGTCGGACAGCCGCTTGTAGAATGACTCGGCTAATGCCGGAGGAATTGGCAATGCGCTTTCAAACTCCCATACCAGACGGATGTAACCGGATTGTGTTTTCGTCCGCCATGTAGGCATGAGCGCATCCTCGCATCTTGCTTTCAGAACTTCGTCAATCTTTGACCAGTCAACCGGAGCATCATAGTCGGCGACGAAGCCATGTATCTTATTGACCGGATTGTCTTCGCTGATTCTGGCGTTTGGGTTGTCCCCTTCGGCCATTGAGTAGAAGCAGTGGTCGGTGTTTGCATCTGCACACCAACTCCGAAACTGCGCCTTTGTGTCGAAGTTCGGTTTGGGCAGGCTGAGTGTAGACAGGTCGTCGATTGAAGTCGTGGCGACGGCACGATGGTTTTTCAGGTATCGGTATCTCATTTGATTATTTGGAGTAAAGATTTAGGATGTGGCCTTCGGCTGCAACCGGAATGTCCGGTATCCAGTCCGGAGGAGTGGACATGATTTGAAGGACTTGCTGTAGCGCGTCCTCTGCTGTGTCTTCCGGAACTTCAAGCACCACTTCATCGTGAACGTGCAGAATGATCGGGAATCCAGCTTTGTCAATTCGCAGCAGCATGTCGCAGAAAATATCTCTCGCGAGCGCTTGTGACAGGTTCTCTGTTAAGATCCCGCCCCATAGGGCAAAGTCACGAAGCTGACCGTTGCGGACTAATTTGCCTATGTAGCGGTAGCGAATGTTGTCTGCGGATTTATCCGTCATTCGCGTGAGTACGCCATAACGCATTTTTCTTCCGGACGGTAGATCGAGTTTGAATGGCTCATTGGTCGAATAAGCAACAGGCAGTTTTCTATCGAGTTTCCGCCACAATGATCGAACTGACTGCATGCGGTCTCGGTACAAAGCCACCGCCTCCTCGGCTTCGCTCAACGGCAGTCCGCTGAATGTAGCAAACTTTGTCGGTCCCATACCGTACCCACAGCCAAGGACAATTGATTTCACTTTGTGGCGTAGCTTTGGATCGAATGCTTTCAACGGCCCGTTAACTGGATCATGCAACTTCAGCAGCACGCCGAAAGCATGGTATATGTCATCAGACTCTCGGATTAGCTCTAGCGCTTCTTCGTCTTTGGCCAGCCAGCATAGAGTGCGAACCTCAATTTGAGACAGGTCAGCTACGATGAGCTTGTATCCTTTCTTGGGCCGGATCATGTGGCGAAAGTTGACGCCGAACATCTCATCTCTCGGAAGATTCTGAAGGTTGAGGTTGCCGCCGCTGCCGCTAAAGCGAGCAGTTGGGTTTGCCCCGCAGTACATCAGACCGCCGTAGTATCTTTGGTCTGGCATCGTGCCATTATCAAACGCTTCCAGTTTACGAAGGAACGCATTGATGCGGCGGTAGTTCTGCACGGCTCTCGCCCACGGACAAGCCTGCTGATGAGCAGCAAACCACTTGTCGGACTCTTTGTTGCCCATCGCGATAGAGGCCGGAGGCTCAATGCCTTGGGTTCGGCATTGCTCGTTGAATGCTTTTCTAGATAGCGGCGTGTAATCTCCGATCCACGGAATCGACTGCTCGGCCTCAAATAGTTCCGTATGGATTGTCTCAAGATTCTTGCGAAGCAGATCGGTATCGATCGGCAGGCCGCGCTGTCCAATACTCCGATTGAGTAAACTGATTTCGCGTTCGGTTTGCGGCCATTGATCCTCTAGTTTTTGCCATAGCTGCAAACAGTACCGTGAGTCCAGAAGAGCGTAGTCCCTAACTTGCGTACGGAAGTCTTCTGTCATAGTCTCCCACCGCTTGCCCTTCATGTTCGAGCGCACGTCTTTGCTGACCTCGACCCCTAAGACCGCAGCGGATGCGTTCTTGAGAGATCTCGGCAGGCCAAGGAAAGCGGTCATGTCAGCGGTACAGTGCCACTCAGCAGGACTGCATGCAGGCCACCAGCCGGACTCGACGCCGAAAAGATACAGGCTTTCATCGAAAGCCGCGTTGTGGGAAATCACACGCTGGCCGTTGAGTATCAACCAGTCAAAGTCCCTAGGGTTTCCGACAAACTCGTACCCGCTATCAGATACGACGGTTGCCATATAGGCGTCGAACGCCGGATGAGAGAAGTAACCTTTCGGGCCTAGAGTCGTGATCGAGCACTCACTATCGTAGTAGGACTCAAAGTCCAAGGCATAGGTATCCATATGATTGTAAAAGGTTGCCTGCACGCCGATGTCCAACGACGTGCAGGCTTGTCCCATGCGTTTACTCAACTTCCTCGTCGAGAGGAAGTTCAAGTTGTTCTTCGACTCCAATACTGCGGAGTCGATCCATCTCATTGTCGATCGCAGTCACGACAAGGTTGAGCGAGTGCTTTTGAGTAGCAAGCTCAGTGATCTTGTTGTTGAGGTCTGCAATATTACCGTCGATTGTGGTAATTACTGCACGGATCGAGTCGGACTCCCTTTTGAGTACCGCTAACGGATTAGGTGTGTTGATAATCATGCTGCACCTCCTCCTGTCAAACGAGTTGCGAACTCGGTGACCTCAGCAGGCACGTCGTCTTTCGTGTGCGAAAGAGTCGGAACATACCAGCTGTACTTGCCTTTGGACATCAGCTCAGTGCTGAAGTTCCAGAAGCGGGAGGAAACCGGAACGGAAGGATTGAAGGTCTGGAAGGTGAACAGCCTCTTGTAGGTGAGGCGGTATGCGTCCTTCTGGACCGTGATCCGGCCGATCTGGTAGTTCTTGTCCCCGATCGGATACGGGAACAGACTGTCATCTTCACCAACCTGTGGGATGAGGAGGATGATTTCGGCGAACTCCGTCACTTCGTAGTCGCTAGTTTTAGCGAGTTCCTCAGCTTCGGCTTCGGTGCTTACGATTTTGGGAATGTACTCTTCTCCGAAGGGTACGTCTTCCTTCCATCGCTTGAGAGCGCCGACGACCACGACCGGAGCTTTCTGTTCTGCCTGTAGGAGAACAGACTCCTTGTCGAGAACGACGGAGCCAACTGGTCCCTCAATCTCAGACATCTTTTGGATGACGTTGAGACGGGGGATGTCGATGTCCTGCGAAACAAACGCAAGACTGTTACTGGTTGTAGTTAGTGCTGTGCTCATGGATTATGGCTTCTGGTTTCTGATTTGGCAGCTGACTTTGATCGTCTTGATTGAAGGGGGCTACCGACTCCCATTTCCCTCACTTCGAGGAAAGTGTGTATCGTGTCTGGCCGACTTGCACGATGCCGAGATCAACGGCTTCGCGTTCGAAGGATTGGACTACGAAAGATTTTTTGCCTTTAGGCGCTTTGTCGTGCAGTGCTTTGGACAACTGGTTCATGGTAAGGTCAGCGGCTTCGATGACGTCGGAGAGCTCAAGTCCATACCGAATCGCGAGTTGTGCAAGATAATTTTTCTCGACCGTCTTTTTGAGTGCGCCCATTGAACGAAGTTTCAGTGAGTTGAACTCCTGACCGGAGAGCGCAAGAGCCGTCGCTTTGTTCTTAATTCCGCTGGCCCAGTTCTCGACGATCTTCGCCACAACGTACAGCTTCTCCAGAGTTTCCGGATCGTCCACATCGTGCGACGCGATCGGCCCGTCCGGAAGAAGCTCCGGCTTGTAACGCTCTGCGACTTCGATGCAGACAGCGCCTAATGCTGGACAGTGGTCCTCATGTCGGCAGAATCGGCAGTTGACCGTTGGGTTGAGGTCGTCGATGTCAACCGTCTTGGTCTCCCATTTGGGGCGAGTCTGCTCTGCTGCGAGGATAACAGAACTGATCTCTTCGCGGAGGCGGTCGGCTTCTCCGCGCTCGAAGTGCCCGACAAGAATCTCGTCGCGCTTCGGAACGAGGAAAGCAAAGTGGATCAGTTTGAGGTCCGGAAACATCTGGAACGCCGCGAGTGTGTACGCTTTGGCCTGCCAGTTGTTTCTCGGCTCGTCGATCTTGCTGATGCCAGTCTTGTAGTCAACCAATAGACCGATGCCGTCTTTGAAAGCGACAATATCCGAAGTACCGAAGGTCGGAGTCTTGCAGTCCAGCTCAAGATGCAGGCGCATCTCTTTGTGGATTGTGACTCCGTCAGTTCCGCCGAAGACGTTCTCAAAGACTTCGTTCTCTTCCGAGAGTAAACGCTCGTACATTTGCAGTTCCTCCTCGCTTTGCAGCGCGGACGGGTCTCTGGTCTCAAGCGCCTCATGTATACGAGTGCCTACTTCTGCGGCTTTGTTAGTCTCGTTCTTGCCGTGGAATCCGGCGCAGAGCGATACGTATTTAAGCGACGAAGGGCCGAACTCGGCGTGTGCTGGTAGTGTTGTTTCTGGATTCATGGTTCTTGTTTCGCGTGAAGTGTGTCGAGAGCCAAGCGCTTCTGTTCCAACTTGTCAATGATTTTTTCTTCGATTGTTTTTGAGGCGACTAGAATGCGTTGAACCACAGGGGTTTTGGCTCCGGCCCGATGTACTCGGCCTAGGGTCTGGATGTAGTCCTTGACGTTGAATGTCGGTGAGATCAACGACATCCGAGGATGCCCGCCTTCTGTGTCATGGAGTGACACGCCAACTCCTCCGGCGGCAATGTTGCAGACGATGGCTTTTGCGTCATTGGTCTGGAATCTCTGCACGTTAGCTTCGCGGTCTGCTGCCGACTGCCCCCCTACGACTATTGCGCAGTCCGGTAGGCCGACCTGTAAGGCTCTGACGGTATCCACAAAGTTGACAAAAATGGCAACGCTAAATCCCTCACTAATCGCATCGTTAGTCATGTCGATAATGTCGGGAACCTTTGCCGCCTCAGCCATTTGCCGAGCCCGAAGGATTTCGACGAGCACATGAGGCGACGCGCCGCCGTCTTCCAGAAACTGTTCGACGATGTCCGGCGTGACTCCGTGCTCCTTGTAGAACTTGGCGATGTCTTTAAGGGCGGCGAAAGCCAAAGGCTCGGTGATCACATGGTTCTGAGTGAACGCAGTGGGCAGGTCGTCCGCCGTCAGCTTTACGCAATTCGAGCTGTACAGTTTCTCATTAAGGGATTTTAAGCGCCACACCGCTCCGGTTACCCAGTTGTTCCACTGATCTTTTCGGCAGCCGTACTCCATCATCCATGAGAACCAGCTCTTCAAGTTGCCCTCGCCTCTGTTGAGTGAGTGCAAGCCCAAGACGTAGCCTATGGACCTCATCTCTGTGGGATCCTGACAGGCGGTCGCGGATAGCATCAGGTTGAAGTATCCGGCCTGCTTTGCCGCCACAAGCATCTGGCTGTTCTGGCTGAACGGTGACTTGCATTTGTGGCACTCGTCCCAGATGAGGAGTGTGTTGTCCGGTAGGTTCCAACGGAACAGTTTCTTACCGATCTTCGACAGGTACTCGTCCTTACCTCTTTTGATCTTCTCGTAGTTGGTGACGAACAGCGGCTCGACACCGACCTCTTTAAGTTCCCTAGTCCAATGTGGAATGACGATCTTCGGGCAGACTACTGCTACCGGAAGATCCATTTCAGCCGCCACTCTACACGCGATGATTGTTTTGCCGACTCCGGTATGGCTGGAGTCTAACGCACCGCCGTAGCAGACAAGCGCGGATTTAAGGAAGTCAACTGACTCTCGCTGTTTTGGGAATAGTGTTTTCATGTTTCATGTTTCGGGTTTCTTGTTTCGGATTTAGGGTTTCGGGCGCAGGATTCAAGTTCCAAAGCGGCCTTTTAGTAGGGCACAGAGATCATTCTCAGCTCCCTGTTTTGCTTCGTCTAGTGTCGCGAAATTGCCGACAGGTTTTTCGCCACTAAGAGTAAGACGGAACACGAAGAATCTAGCGTTTGGCTTGTTAGTTTGTTGTTGAATAGAATAGACAGCGAGATCACCGTCCGCTACTTCTGACTCTGTCAGGTAGTATCCCTGTTTGGTCTCGATGATATCACCCCATTCAAGGGAAACGAATACTTGTTGCATTGGTTTTATTCGGCTGGTTTAGTCGTAACACAGACACCTTTGCCTTTGACCAGATTGATCTCAGCAACGATGCCTTCCGGTAGAAGAGTGTGCAGGTGACCGATGTCGGTCCCGATTTCAATAAACGGGCCGCCGTCGAAGTCAACAAAAGAAATTTTATTTGGATCGTCTACCGACCCACCGAAACGGATCATTCCTGATTTGGAGCGCAGAACCCAAAGGTTCGGCTGGTCTTGCTGCATAGTCGCGCTAACTCCGTAGCGCCCGCGTAACGGGTAGTTGATCTTTTTCGGCATGGGTGGGCAGTGTACCTCACCCCAGTTCTCTTCGCAAGTCGTCATTGTAGGTCAGTCGTCGTCCTCGAAAGAAAAATTTTCGGAGATTTCCAGCATGATGGCGTTCTCGATGCAGTCTTTGACGACATTCGAGTCTGGCTGGTCGGTGTGCTTGTGCGCCCGACTCCAGCCGTACTCGATACCGTTCTCAATGCAGTCAGTCAATATCTTGTACGATTTAGGCTTCATCTTGTTTCTGTAGTTTTCGGTAGAACTCCATAGCTTTGTACCACTCGTCGGAATTTTGCCAGCTCTTGGGCATGCCCAATGCAGCCAGCATTCGGGCGCAGTCGCGCCAACGCTCAAGTTCGCCCCGCAAGACGTATTCCCGTTCGCCGCTCATGTCCAGTAATTTGCATTGTTCATACACTTCCAATTCTAGTTTGGCCATCTCGTCGATCCAGCTGATCTCGCCCTCTGCCCAGCGGGCGTGGGCCTCATCGGTAATCGGTGTTGAACTCGGCGGATACGGACACTTTTCGTCCTGTTTTGTCGATTTCATCAGTAAGCCCATTTGGAGTTTCCAAAGATTTCTGTTGAGTCCTGCCACCAGTCATCCCATTGTTTATTTGTAGCCACTTCCCAATTGGGAATGCGCTCAGCCGCGCCATCTTTTGTTAAACTGACAGGCAACCATTTCAGGCGGTTGTTTGGATAGATGGCGATCTGCCCATTGGACAGTTTCACCACATTGCCTTCCTTGTGTTCCTCAAGCAGTTCAGAGTCACCGATGTCAAACATGCCAGAGAATTGATTCTCCGGAATAAAGTCTATTGTAAACCAGTAGTGTCCGCTTATGGGCTCACATCCCTTTCCCATGTTTACTAACATTGGAACGTCACACAATTGGTTTTTCTGCCACACTTCGATGTTGCCGGAAAGGCACTCCCACATTTGGATTTTATGGAGTGGCAGTTTCACTTGATTATCTTTTGGTTCACACCAATAAATACAGTGTGGTGGGATTTTGTCAAAACAAGCGGCGTAATCGTCAACCCATACTTGAAAGCAGAACGGACGATTCCGCATTGCGCGAACACTCAAAAGCCATGCTGGCTCAAACTCGTTTTCACTTCCACCAAACGCATCGCGGCGAACATAGACCCGTGATTTTGGTAAATTTACGTTTCTCATAGGTTCACTTGTCGGCGTTCGGCTACACGTTTGGTTTGTCGGCGTTCGGCTACAACCGCACAATTTTTCGGTTGTCGTCCCAGTGTTTCGCGAGCTCGTAAAGTTCCCGCTCGGACATGCCTGCAAACGGGCCTCTGGCGAAAACTTGCGTCAGCTCGTCGTCGGTATAGCTGCGGTAATAATCCAGCACGGTGTCGATAAATCGGTCACTAACGGCCCATATGTCTGTTTTATCAGTCATTATTTGCTTTCCAGTTTATTTAGGAGATCCCAGAATTTTTCCCAAACTTGTTTAGGTTCCAGTTCATTGGTCAACTCAGGATTTACCTGCTGCTCCCGACATGAGCATTGCACTTTCCCAACACGAACAACCTCCATGTCGCAGTCCGGCCCGCATTTGGCCCACTCGTTGCCGTGTCCGTCACGGACGTACTCATCGTCATCTGGATCTACGCCGTCCACCCAAAAGGTGATGGATTCGTGAAGGCTCGAAAGACCTTTGAACTCAAGAATCTCAAATGGGAACCCTTGATGCTTCTTGGCCAGACGCTCGGCTTCGGCCTGAGCCTCTTTGAGTGTTGCGTGGCGCACTGTTGGCATTTCGTGGCCGTATCGGTAAACGTAGTAATATGGTCTCATAGCTTGTTGTTCCAATTGAAAAACTTGGTGGCCATCTCTGAGTAGTAGCGCTCAAGCAGCATGCCTACGGCTTCTTCGGTTGTTGATTCGTCTGTCGCGAAAAACTCGTCTGGAATCAAGGAGCCGATTCGACCGAGCATCTGTGAATGCTTACGGTATCTTTCCAGTTCAGTGGATTCGTCGTTCATTGGTTTATTCTTTCGCGGCCCAAATAAGCCCTACGTTAGCCAGCGCGTAGGCCAGCCAAGTCAAGGCCCACGGGAACTCGCCTTTCGCGGCATACGAAATGCCGACCCAAGCGTAGAGCACGGTTACAACCCCGACGATGTGTGATTCGTTAAGGCTCATTTGGTTGCAGTTCTTGTAACTTTTTGTAGAGTTCTTCCAGCCTGTGGGCTGCCTCGTAGATACACCCATTGGCTACGCCGTCCTCGCTTTCTATGGACGCGGCCAGCACGAACAGCGCTGAGATCAGCGTCGGCGTGTCGGTTTCCCACGGTTTGCGGGCCGGAGGCAAAGGGCAAAACTGGTCAATGTCGATCGGGTTCATTTTAGTACGGTGTGTCCGGCCCGACGCACTCGTCGCAGATCGAGCCGTGGATGTAGTTGTATTCGGTTTGCTCTCCGCAAGAACGACAGACCACTTCAACGGTGTCTACCCGTTTCTTGTTCGGCGGGATTGATGATCGGTCATCTACTAGCTTACCGCAATTCGCGGCGTCCAGCAGAATGTTGCAGCAACAGGCTACGTGTGCGATGTGCGATCTGCCGGATTCCGGATCGTTGTCCTCGCCGTCACGCCATGCGTTCAGGTGTCTGAGGATCGCGTGGACGTAGGTACTGGCACAAACGCCGGAATCGCGCCAGTTAAAGGGCCCGTACTTGGCCGAACCCAACTTATGGACCCACGCGGTTTCCTGCATCGCGTACGGCGGTACGAGTCCGAGTGGGCATTTTTTGCTTCCTGCTTCTCCTTTGGGGTCATTTGGATGGTGGTTCATTGTTTCCGGTTTGTTTCATAGCGAAAATGATTTCTTCTAAAGCATCGAGTTCATCCGTCGTCTTCGGCGTGTTCGGATACTTTTCCTTCTTGATCTTCTGGAAGTACCCGTCCAGAAGAATCTGCATTACAAAATTGCTCTCGCTCTGATCTCCTAAAGATAGTTTCATAGTTGTCTCGGTATGTATCCCCCTTGACGGGTCGGGGGAGTGACCCTTTTCCTGCTCCAGTTCCAAATGACATGCCCGCGACTTAAACGGACCGGACCGGAAAGTCAAATTATTTTTTCTCAGCCGAACAATTCGTCCTGCAAAAGGACTACAAGTTCGCGGAACGTACTACAGGAATCCACTAGCGTATTGTCGGAGAGATTGAATTCGCGCTGTACGAGATCGCGGAACCGATCCATCTGCGCTTCGTCGAAGAACGAATCGTACTCCATTGACATCGGAACCCGCATACAGAATCCGGTAATGTCTTCAAGAATTGCTTCGAGAGCATCCGTGATGTAGTTGTCACTCATGGCTTCAGATTACAAGTGAGAGCATACTTAGCGATCAGTGCGGCGTCAACCATTCCGTCGTGCGCAACAGAACTTCTTTCAGTCGCCAGCCATTTCTCATCGGGCCACAGTTCTTTGACCGCCTTCAACGCGAACGATTTGGTCTGGCCCTTCGGCACTAGACCTAGCATTTTCTTCTGCCAGTCGTGAACTTCGACTGGAATAAATGGAATGCCTTTGAGTCGGCATAACGCAATCAGCTGACCGAACGATATGCCCATTGAACGTACGGCCTGTGACGATCGGGCGTGTTTCAGCGGCTCCTCAATGGCAACGAGTAGTTCGGTATGAAAGTCCTCCATCCAGCGGTAAACTGCCACTACATCGATCTCTCGCTTGCCTTTTCGTTTGTAGCACGGCATCGGGCGGTGTGAGATAACGGAGCCGTTGAATCGAGACAGAGCACACAGCCCGCCGTCCAGTCCGTTATCAACGCCGATGATCATTCGCTAAAGTTGGATTTGTATTGTTTCGCCAGACGCACGGCGATCTCTGCAAGTTCTCTGTCCTGTTCAACTTTCTTCAGCGCAGTGATCGCCATTGTGTAGTGTCGTCCGAATACTTTTCCGATCTCGGTAACGGAACACTTCAAAAGCACGCGCATTAGCGCCATCGCCATGTGGCGTGCGGCTGCTTCTCGGCGGCAGCGCGATGGGCTGAGGACGCTCTGCCTGTCGGTGACAAACTCTTCGCAGACAAGATCAAGGATTAGGTTGCGGTTTTCTTCTGTGAATCGGTTGGACATCGGCGGCGACTTTCTACCTTCCGCCGATTTGTTCAAGAAAAAGATTTTGGAGTTCGCCGTTGCTGGCCATGTCCAGTATCGTTTGTCTTGATTTCGGCGTAAGCCGGAACATCAAATGCCCTTCGTCGATGTTGCTCATCACCATTAGCACGTACGGCTTATCTGATTTGTCCAGTGAGTCAAGAGCATCGTAGACGAAGTCATCCGATCCTCCGGCAAAGTCCGACACTAATTCTGTGTTCATACTTCTTCAGCTTCTACGATTACGTCTGCCCCTCCGTTAGCTGCCTTCGCATTGTTGAGAATTGAGATGTCAATGGTCAGTGAGCCGGAGCCGGAACCGTTTTTTGGGTTCAGCCCTAAGTTGCGGCGGATAAGCTGATCGAGCTCAGAAAGTTCGCGAACTGTCCGTGGCCCACGGATATTGACCAGATTGTCGCGCAGCATTTTGATGGCGCTGGCCGCAACGTACGCCTGATACTTGTCCGCCGGACTGGACTGATTCTCGGCCACTTCCATTAGCGCCTTCTCTTCCGCGTCCCGCGCAGCCAGTCTGGCGTCGGCCACAACCTTTTCGGTGGTGCTATCCAAATGGTGAGCAAACTCATCAACGACCTCTTCCTTCACGGGCTTCGGCTCGTTCTTGAGCCAGCGGCAGACGGTATCGTAGTGGGTCTGGAGTTCTTCAGCGATGCGGGTTTTAGCTACGCCGTTGGCGTACATGCTCTTCGCTCGCTCGATTCTTTCTGTCTTAGCCCGACGCCTAAGCTCTTGCCCCTCACGCAGTTGGGCCGTCGGGGACTTCGGAGCGGCTTTGCCGACACGTTTCGCTAGAGCTGCCGCTGCGGCGGAATACTTTTTGGGCTGTTCGTCAGACACTGTGTAAACAGCTAACCCACAAAACAATTACTTGTCAAACCTTTTTCGGCTGGTATTCTGACAACACATATTTATGGGCCGACCGAGAAAGTACGATCCCGATAGGATCACGACGTCCACGTTGGAACCGAAGATTGACAGCACGACCAATAAGATGGACGTCGGCGGTCTTCTGATTCCTGTAACCAATACGCTTACGGCGCTCCTGTACGGCTTTGCAAACCATACGTCGCCGAGAGCTAGAGAGTTCTATTTCTGGCGCGTAGCCGACCTGCTGTGGAATCGAGACGACCTGCCGGAGCACATGTTCCTTAAGCATCCGTGGGCGGAGAAGATCATCCATGAGTGCATCAACAACAAGTACGTCGCCGTCGGCGGAGCCGCGAGCTCAGGAAAAAGCCATACTCTTGCAGGCTACGGAATCATCAGCTGGTTAGCAAGGCCGAGGGACACGCTGGTCCTAATGACTTCGACGACACTGCGGGAAGCACGTAAGCGGATCTGGGGTTCGGTCATCTCGTTGCTGTCCGTCATCGAGGGCGCACCGATCAACATACGGGATTCAATCGGTTCCGCAAACTACGTGGACGAGAACGGCCAGACGTTCGATCGAGCCGGACTGTCCCTAATTGCGGCAGAGAAAAGCCGGACCAGAGAGGCCATCGGCAAGTTCATCGGTCTCAAGCAGAAGAACGTGCTGCTCATCGGTGACGAGTTGGGCGAGCTTTCTGAGGCGATCCAGCAAGCGGCGCTCGCCAACTTGAGCAAGAACCCGCGCTTCGAGTTCGTCGGCCTATCCAACCCTGCGAGTCGCTTCGATGCGTTCGGCGTCTGGTCCACGCCGAAAGACGGCTGGGAGTCCGTAACGCCGGAGGCGGACGACGAGTGGACGACCAAATGGGGCGGCAAGTACATCAGGCTCGACGGAGAGCGATCTCCGAACGTGCTGGCTGGCCAGACTCTATACCCGTTCCTGCCGACGGCTGAGAAGATCGAGGAGGACAAGGCGCTATTGGGCGAGAAGAGTCGAGCCTACTACCGAATGGTACGGGCGGTGTTCTTCGACTCCGACGAGGCTGAGGGCATCTACGGCGAGGCGGAGATTCTAAAGGCAGGCGCAATGAACAAGGTCCAGTTTGTCGGCAAGTCTACCCTCATTGCCGGAGTTGATCCGGCGTTTACCAATGGCGGCGACAAGACCATTATGTACACGGCGCGGGTCGGCTACGACCAGACCGGACAGTACGTCCTTCAGTACGAGGAGTGCATCCAGCTCAACGACGACGCGACTAACAAGTCGATTCCGAGAACTTATCAGATTGTCAACCAGATCAAGCGCGAGTGCGAGAAACGAAAGATCGATCCGCAAGACGTAGCGGTGGACGCTACCGGAGCGGGCTCGCCGTTCTGTGACGTGCTTGCCGGAGAGTGGTCGGACGCTTTTCTGCGGGTTCAGTTCGGCGGCAAGGCTTCCGACCGGAGGGTCAGCATGAACAGCCAACTTACCGGAGAAGAGCTGTACATGAATAGGGTCAGCGAGCTCTGGTTCGTCGGCAAGGAGTTCATGCGGACCAAACAGATGTTCGGGCTAACCGCAGAGCTAGCCAAAGAGTTCTGCATTCGCCGCTATGAAATGATCAAGAGCGGCACGCTGCGGGTCAAGGTCGAATCGAAGAGCGAGCTACGTTCCAGAATTGGTACATCACCGGACATGGCCGACGCCGCGTTCGTGGCTCTGGATCTGGCTCGGCAGCGGCACGGCTTCGTCGCTGTGGACCCGCCGAAGCAGTCGGACGTCGGGCTGTTTGGAGTTCGTCGCAGCATGACGATGAAGGATCTGGACGTGGTTGGCAGGTCGAAACATGCACACCTGACGGCGTAGCAGAGGGTCGCGCACACGTGAGAGTCTGAAAAGTTTCTGGAAACCCCATAATTCATAATAATTCAATAATTCAATTTATTCTGAATTACTGAGTTATTATGAATTACCTATAGGAAGAAATACTTTATACTGTACCGGACGGCGTAGCCAGTTTGTTGAGTCGTTGCTCGACCTTACGCCATGCCGGATAAAAGACGTTCTCCAAAGCCCGCACGACCAGCTCTTGCTCGTACTTCTCGGACCACGCCACTCCGGTGATGAACAGCGTGGCCTCAACCATTTCGTGCCACAGCGTAGCCCTGTAGACATCCGGCCTCTTCGGTAGGTTCTTATCGATTTCGATGACTTTTTCTTCAGGCAAGTACTGGCCGTAAGTTGCCCCGTCATCGATGATCCGATACCGAACCGGAATCCTGTTTCCGGCAATTGTCACGCTGCGTACCATACGGACACAGGATACAGGAAACAGGATACAGGGCGAGCGAAAAAAATTTCTGCTTGATTTAGTTGACAAATAACGGCAAGATTCTGTCGTGCCTGCTCAATTCAAACGTACCGCCTCTGGAGGCATCTCGTACAGGGGCGAGATCTTCAGCGGTTTCAACAAACCGAAGCGTGCTCCGAAAGGCGACGAGAAGAAGTATGTAGTTCTCGCAAAGAGCGGAGATAAAGTTCGCAAAGTCAAGTTCGGGCAAAGGGGCTACGAGGACTACTTGCAGCACGGCAGCGAAAAGCGCCGCAAGAATTTTAAGAGCCGCATGAACTGTGCTCAGGCGAAGGACAAACTTACGCCTAAGTATTGGGCGTGCAACTACAACTGGTAATATGGCAGGAGCACTAGACACAATCGGCAAATCAAGGGCTGATCTTCAAGAGGAGGAACGCAAGAGGCAAGAAGAGGAGCGCCGCCAGCAAGAGATGGCCGTGCTAGAACAGCAGCGTACTACTTTTGAATCTGTTGATCCTGAAGGCTTGAGTCGTTCTGCGATGCGCAAGTACGATGATGCTTCGTACATGAGAAGTCTTAATGCCGCAGGCGAGCTGAACCGATCCGGACAACGGCGACTTGCGCGTACGGAAGAAAGGGTCATTCGCGACTATGATCGTGGTCTTAATCGAGAGCAACGTGAACAGGATCGGGCGTTTATGTCTGAGACCAACGCAAAAGTTGGACCATCCCTTACCGCACAGCCTACTACGCAGGCCGAAGCTCCAGCTACTATTCTCCGGAAGGTATACACCAAAGCAGTAAAGTCCCCATTTACTGAAACCGCCTTCGTCGATTCCGGCTTGCTGGAAGAGC